ACTTTTTTTAAAGTAGAGGGTTTCTTTATCTAAATCTGGGATACTACAAACTTCAAAAACTTCTTCAATTTGTTTCAAAGGAACATCTAAAGCTTCTGCATAAAGTTTATGTGCTGAATTAGGTGACAAGAATAAACTTACGTATTCTGAAATATTACCTTTATTACCAAAAAAGTCTAAAATTATGATTTTTGTATCTAAACTAAACTTAGAATACTGACCATCAATAAATCTTTTAAAATCTGATTTGTATTGGGTAAAATCAAAGATGAATAGGTGTCTATCTTCATCAAGTTGTACGTATTCATAAAACAACGGATGTTTTTTAAGGTATGAATTACAAAACAACTCAAAATTTTCAGATGTACCTACATTGTACTCACACAGAAACTTATTTTCATCAGTAGTAATCAAGTGCTCCCAGCAGACATAAGTCTGCACGGGAACAAATGATAAACCAGATCTAAACCTTAACAAAGGATAAAGAAATACTTTACTTTTTTGAAAATATTCAGTGTATACACCTTTCATAGTTATAATTTAATGTTTCCTAGAAGGAAATCATAAGGTAATGAATAATTGTTTTCTGTATAATGATAGCTAGCTCTTTCAATCACATCTTCTAATGCACTGGCCCAACCGTTCAATGTTTCATCTGTTACATCAAAAACATATACCTGATTGTACTTATCTACAACAACAAATTTAAACAAAATATTGTATTCTTGTTCAGTTTCAGCCAAATTTGCAAAAACTAATTTGCAATATATAGCTGCTTGCAACCAATAATTATAAAAATCAATGGTTTCTTTAAAGTCTGAAATAGTTTTGCCTGTTGTCTTGAGGTCACAAATTGTGACTTCTTTTGTAGAGTGATTAATTTTGTAGTAATCCAAATAACCATGAAGGCCAAAAGGTTTATCTAATAAATCAGATGTCAAGTATCTTTCTGCATGTGTTTCAATTGGGTCTAATTCAAAATCAGTTTGTACATCTTCAAACAAAGACATTACATCTTTATTAGTTTTAATGTTTTCAGCTTGATCTTTACACTTTGCTAGCGTATCTCCATCAACTGCATCTTTACTACTGTTTTTTAAATAGTCCCAATAAGACTCATTGTCTGCATTTTGGATTTTTTCTAACCTAGCGTCATCTAACTTAAGTGACTGATACAAGTTCTGATCAATCAATACCTGTAATATTTCTTGTTGAAATGTGGGGTCTTGACTTAATAAACTTGATTCACGGTTACTTGTGATGTTATACAATGCATTCAGTACTTTGATATTACTTTCTGCAGGAAGCTTGCCTGGTAAGATGTTAAACTTATCATTAACTTTATCTGCCTCAAATAAGAGACAGTGAATTAACTTACCTTCAACTAAGTGCTTATCAGTCCGGATCTCACGGTCTTCTAATATATAATCCTTATAAAACAAGGATGGTGAAAACAATAACTTATTCAGTGATGAATAACTAAATTTAAAGTTTTTATTTGCATAAAACTTTTCTTCTTTTGTTAAATCTCTATACATTGTTTTTTTTCTATTATTGTGTTTTTATATTTGTCTACTAAGTAAATAGATTCTAGATCTATTGAGAACACATTGTTTTTACAACCAAAAGTGTTTTTAATTACAGAATCATACATCTTTTGAATTGTTTTTTTAACAATAAAATCTGTTAACTTATTTTCTGCTTGTAATAACTGTATATACTGATCATAAGCCCACTGACGGTTGTTGTCTTTACTGCCTGAAAACTTCTCAAGTCTTTTACGTAATGTTTTTACATTGATGTTATTCCAGTTGTTAGTGTCTTTGAACCAATCATAGTACCAAAAGAATAAGTAGCTAACAATATCAAATGACTCTTCAACGTTACAATTGGCTAGCATTTCTACGGCCAAAGTTCTGTTGTCTTTGTCTTGACTTTGAATCATTTTAGATACCTGATCAAATTGATCCTCACTTATTACAGCTAAATCTTCTGATATGATCTTATTGATTTCAACATCTTTTACAATCAATGCTGTTGTATTACGCAATTGATCATACAAAGTTACATTAGCATCTCTGACAACCATATCTCTATTACCATCATGATCAAAATCTGATACTTTAGTGGCAATATCATCTGCTACAGGTGATGTGTATCTGTAGTCTTTAACAACATTGATACGTATGTAAGCTTCTTTTTCTACTATAGATAAAAATTCTTTGCATTTATCTAATCCAGATTCAGTTAACTGATCATTTTGTTTTAGCATATTAAATACTTCAAACATCTGAGCATACGTTAATGATTTACCCCAATCAAGTGTCAGCAAATTTAAAACTAATTTATCTGATACAATATGTATATCTGCTAATTCAGCATCTCTAATGATTTTCACATTAAATTTTGTTTTAAGCAAATCTACTTTTTGTCTGGGTAATTCTAAATTTGGATATCTGTATATTTTTTTATCTTGCAAATCAATTGCTTTGTCTGAAGTAATTATATTTAGTAAATTAAGTTCATCCTCATCAGGATACCAACTTTTTGCTCTACCAAAATAATAACCATCTTCTTTTAAACTAAAAGATCCAATACCTAATCTTTCTTTTCCGTTTGACCAGATTGAATTTTCAGCTGAAACAGTTATGTCTAATTTATAATGTTTTTTTTCCATGTTATTTTGCATATTTTAAATATTCTGGTTTTACTTGTACTTTAAATACATACAGGTCTCTATTACTAATGTGAATTTCTTTTCTTACAGTTGGTTCTAAATACTTAAAACTAACTGAATCAAGTTTGCCTTCTTTTTCTAACCAAATAATCATATCATGCGCACTTTTTCTAGAGAATCTATTGAAGTCAGATTGTTCTAACCAATACTGGACATCTTTGTCTCTATTAAAATGATACATGTAACGTTCTGCTTTTTGTGCAAACTCCCATAGTAAATGATAATTTTGTAAGTAATCAATTGTAGGAATAACTTTTGCAGCCATAGCTCTATCTTCATCACTGTAGGATTGTAAATACTTTTGTATATCTTCCAATAGTGTTTCATCTAAAACTTGTTTATTAGCTGATTCATAAATTACTGTATCTACATTAATTGTTCCTATTAAACCTGAATCAACTTTATGTGCAAGATTTATAGCCATACCGGTAATCATCCATTCATCATATAATGAATCTCCTGTAATACAATTATAATATCTTACTTTGCTAGCTAAGTTACCATCATAAATTACATCTCTTACATAAGCATCTACAGCTAAGACTGAACCAGCTGTACTTTCAAGAGTTTGATAGTTCCATAACTTACACATCAATACAGTTGACTTAATATTTTCTCCACTTTCAAATCTTTCATAGATATCATCATGGGTAATAATCAAATCAGCTAATTCATAATCATTTGTTACAGTTATACCATGTTCTTTAAGAGCAGATTTAATTCTATCTAATGAAACATTACACTTAGGCAATACAAAAGCTTTCTTTTTGGTTTTAAAAGTTGTACTATCTTCAGTACTATTTGTTAATATATCACGTATTTTTAAGAACGTTGTTTCATCCTGAGTGACTAACACATCTTCAATCACATTGGATGATAGCACCCCATAATATGGGGCACTATCTAATCCAAAATGATTTAAAGCAGTAGTATCATATGATTGATAAACTGATTTACTTGCCATCTTATTTCATTGTCATTTTGATGATATCTGGATTCATCATCATTTTGTTAAACTTTTGTTTGTTACCGTTGAAAATTGTACGTACAATTAGATACTTAAGATCATTAGTAAAATAGTCTTTAGTACAAAGAGAGATCAATCTATCAGTAACTTTTTGTCCTACAGTATTATCTTTACTGTAAACAACTGAATAGTTGGCCAATCTTGTTGCTAATGTAGCAGCAATGTCTGCGCGGTATGAATCATCTTTACCAATACAACCTCTCAACTCACCAAGAATATATGATTCATTATCATGAGTCAATAAATCTTTAGGTGTTACCAGTTTGTCAAGCTTGTTGTTAATAAATGTGGTAAACATAGAAGCAAAAGCATCTCCAACAGAACCTTCACCAATCATTTGAATTAATGATAAATTAGATTCAAAGTTATCAAAGCTAGATATAGCATTGAAGAACGTTGTGATAGATCTTGCATTTGTTTCTAAAGTAACTAACTCCGGGTGTAACAACAAAAAGTTGATACATCTTGAATCAATACCCGCTTCTTCTGCCCATTGGGCCCATACATTAACATCAAACTTAAGGTTTGCTGTAACATATCTGGTCTTTTGTGCAGCATCTACTGAGTTTACCATGTACTCACCATTGTCTGGGTTTGCTGTTAATATGATATGCCAATCTTTTGGTAATGTCCAAGAGATATAAGTTTGTCTATCTATTAACTCCATAACTGCTTGAATAAATCTTGTGTCAGCTCTATTCCAGTCATCTAGTAATAAGATACCACCTTCTTTTTTATCAGCAATCCACTCTGGTGGGCAATAAGACATCCTGTTCTTACCTGTCATTTTATATCCTGTTTTAAGATATTCTTGAACTGCAAGTTCATCAACCCATAATCCAACTTTTTTGGTTACTCCTGTTTGGATGTTGGCAATGTCTGATGATGCAGCTGTTCTTTGTGCTGCAGTATAGGATAAATCATCTATTTTTGGTTCTGAAACTCTTGTTTCTTTATACATTTGAAATTGACGTACTGGGAATCCTACTAAGTCACCCAACTCTTCTATCTGTGCAAGGTTGACCTTTACAAAGTTTAAGTTGTTTTCTTTAGCTAGCTCAACAATGGTAGATGTTTTACCAATTCCTGATTCTCCTAATACTTCTACTGATACAGATTGTTTACCTTGTGCTTGTAAAAATCTATTGTTTGTAATAATGTGATTTACAAACCCTTTTAATTCTGTTACATTTAAATTTACTTGTGCCATGTTTTTTTTTTAATTTAATTTTATTACTTTTCCTGGTAACTCTTCATTCATTGTAGAAATACTACTCAATACCCATAAGGCATTTTTTGGACAATCTGATGGAGCATATGCTTCACCATCTGTTAGATATATTAGTGCTGTATAACACTTCTTTTCATTATAATGGTCAATTACAGGTTGGAAACTTGTTCCACCTCTACCATGTATAGCCCAATCTTTTTTTGGATTAAAATCTTCTACACTTTTAATTGATGTATCACACTGAGCTATTGTAATCTTATGACCAGTTTTATTCATGTGATGCAATTCATTGTAAAATTCTTTAAGCTCTTCTGTATTTACAGATCCAGATGTGTCAATACCAACAAGAATATGATTTTTAAATTTAATCTTTAGTCCTGGGTTTTCTGCATATCTTTTATTGTATTTACGTCTCAGCTTTTTAGTGTACACTACAGATGAGTTTCCAACAAATCTTCTTAAGTAAGCTTTCCAATCAAATTTAGCTGGCTCAACATGAAATAACTTTGCAATTAATTCACTTAACTCTCCAGGAACATTTCCTTGTTTCTTAACAGTTTGTTCTGCAGCTTCTTTTAACTGATGGTCTATTTGTTTTTGAACAAGTTTTTTATCAGCTTCAGGTAACTCATCAAATTCTTTCCATGTGCTATGGCAATACTCTGATTCACCATCCATTTGATCCATTAATGAATCTAATGAAGGAGATGTTCCATCTTGTTGGGCTTGTTCTAATAATTCATAATAGACTTTTGTTCCTGCTTTTACAGGAAGATTTAATTCAGGAAAACTACTTAGTAATAATCCACCGTCTGGTAGCATGTTTGAACTAATGTATTGATTGATCTCTAGATCTGCAGCTATATTAAATAACTTGTGATCAGAATACAAATCTCTCAATAATAAATGTCCAAATGCTATGTGTAACAATTCATGCTTAATCAATCCAACTCTATGTAATTCACTTAACTCAGTGAAAAAATTAGGGTTAATTGTTAACTGCATACCAATACCATGTTTACTTACACCTGCTGTAGGTATACGGTCACTGTATTGTTTGTTTATACCAATTAAAAAAAGCCCGTAAAAGGGCTCATCTAAAATTAAAGTCTTGGTGGTTCTTGCAACACCATCTTGTATATTTATCATTTTTGTGGGTATAATATTTTTAATAATATTTTTTTGTAAACAACAAAGTCTCCAAATTCTTTTATTATAGAGTTAATGTTTTTACTAACTAATTCTTCTGGTAAATAACCTTTATCAATAGCTCTCAAGAAACGTACTCTTTTATCAAACAACAATGATTTAGTAAATAATAAATCTAAAATATCTTTGTCATCATAATCCAAGTTTTTGTAGTTTTCAAAAGCTAATTCAAAGTCTTCACCAAGACCCATAAACATTTCACGTAATGAAAAAAATTCTTTAATTGTTATCCTTGCCATCTGGTAAAATTTCTATAATTACTCCAGGGTTAACTTTGTCATATTTGTACTCTACAAATACAGGCAGTATACAATCTGCATTATCATCTTCAATCCAACCAAATGTAACCATATCATCTTGCACTGTTTGTGCGGGATTAATATAATCAAACTTATGTTTGCTGCCTCTGATAAATGTAAATTGGATACTTACGGGTTGTTGATGTTTGGCCAACTCAGCTTTAAACTCTTCTGCATACAATGCATAATAATCTTTAGCTACTTTTCTATAATTTACAACAGTTTTACTTGCTATAAAATACTTGCCGGTCCATCTTCTACCATTTTTACTACTTGGGACTGAGCCCGGTATGAACCATTTCATTTTTTTATCTGTTTAAAATTTCTTTAAGTAAAGGTTTTAATGTTTGATGTACTATATCAAAACCATGTTCACGCATAGAGTCACTGATGTCTTTAGATAAGGGTAAAGCAAAGCCATCTAGATTGTATAAAGTTTTATACTTATCAATTGCTAGACTACCTGCAGTATCATTATCAAAGAATGTGACTATCTTCTTGTATTTCTTTTTTAGGTGCTCAATAACATGGGGTTTTATGATTGTATTCTCACTGTCTGGTGCTAATACTTCAATGTTATAACCAATACTCTTAAGGCATAGGGCATCTTTTAATGATGAACAAATTACTAAATAAGGTTGAGTGTAAGTCAATTGATCAAAGCCTTGAAGATATGATTTTACTTTGTGGAATTTGTGTTTACTTGAGGGTTGATATATTTTATACAACTCATCACTTTTATCAAAATATCCATAAATAGAATGTCCTTCAATCTTTAATTTTCTAACTTCACCTTCTTCTTCTTTAATTAAATTGTAATACTCAATAGGTTTTACATTATATTCTTTTAATAGGTTAGATCCTATTCTAAAATTTAACCAATATCTACCATCATTTTCAGTCCATTGTCTTGTATTAACAAAATCAATTTCCCATTTTGCCTGAACTTTAAAAGATACTTGTTCAAAATCAGTTGTTTTAACATAAGAGTTGTAATCTTCTACTATTTTTCTAACAGCATCTCTATATTCCAAATCAAACATAAGTTTAACTAAGTCTATTTTATTACCATTTTTACCAGTTGAAAAGTCCTTGAACTTATACATACCTATAGATTTATCTACGTATACACAAAAGCTAGGAGTTTTGTCATTAGGATTAAAGATTGATTTAATCTTCACATCCTGACCTGTTAAGGGTTCTGATAAGTTTAAATAATATTGAAACACCCAATAGCTTGGAACATCTGTTTCTTCTAATACTAAATTTTTTGTGTTAAACATATTGAGAATATAAATAAAAATGGGACTGGCATATTACAGCCAGCCCCACAGTTAAGTTAGTTATTATAAATCAAAATCATCACCAGAAGCAGCTGAACTAGGTTCAAATTTATCTGTTGTAGGTGAATTTTTCTTCTCTACTTTTCTCAAATGATTAACATTATTGCTGTCAAAAATTAACAACTTAGAATTTTCAACATTCAATGCTTCTACAGGAACACCTTCTTTACTGATTTTAGGTAAATAAAGATCATTGTTTATATAACCTTCAGTGTTTTCCCATTCACGTGCACCAAGACACATATTTACATATGTTGGACCTGATAACAATGTGTTACATTTTGCCATAAAGTCTTCAATTGTATTAGCTTGAATAGCATCCAATCCAGCTCTTTTATCTAAAGCTTCAGCTAAAAATATCATTGCTTTTTGTACTTCAGTATCTCTACTGATTTCTTTTCCACTAGGTAATACAGTGTCTTTATATGGATACGGTGAATATCTCACTCTACCTACTTGACCATCATAACGTGCTCCATCAGGCTTATTCATATCTTTCAAAAATCCTTGAAAATCACCTGTTATAGGTTCTGTTTCTACATGCAACATAATGTTGTATGCATTTGCATCATAAGGAGTTTTATCAAAACTAATTGAGTTGATTTTTACTTTGTGATTTCCTGTTCCAATTACTGGTTTTTCTTTGCCTGAAGCGGCTGACATTCCTTTAGTACTTAACATAATTTTTTCTTTTAATTAATTGATTTATTTATTATTCTTCATATTTCTTAATGCAATCTTTTACAAATTGCAGGTTGTTTGGGATGAAGTTTTCCTCAAACATTCCTTGGGGTGATTTGCATGTGTTCTCTCCACTGTTTTGTGTCTCAAAACCATAGATAAGTTCACCATCATCATTTTTACTAACCTTACCAAATAAAACTATAGAAAATAAGCCTTCCAAAGTTAATGCATTATCAATCATTTTACCAATTGTTTTTGCCTTAATTTTTCTGTTGCCATTAATATCAGTTGAATCTTCTGAGTGAGTCAAAAAGAATACAGTTAGATCATCTCTCAAATCTTTAGGTAGTTTAGCTACTTGAGCTAAGTTTGCTGCAATTTGTGTAAATTTTTCATAACCTTTTTCATTTGCTCTGTCAAAATATTCAAAAGAACTCATATACTGCCAGTCATCTACAACCAAAGTCTTGATGTGTGGCATCTTTTCATTAACATGTAAAATAGCTTTAACAACTCCTGCTGCAGAAGATGAAGATGCCAAATTACCTTTTGGGTTGTCTTTTGAAATTGCTGCATACATTCCTTTCCAACCTTTAAAAGGTAGTGGTTTGTTTGCAATGTTGATTACAAAAGTTTCATCAGGATTTAGATGTCTGATTGATGTTGATTTGCCTGTACCTGAGTCAGCAATGATTAATACACTTTGTGCCATATTTATTTATTTATTAAGGATACTATTTAATGTTAATTGAATTGATTTAAGTGTCTTATTAATTTCAACTAAAGCTTCAACTAAACCTGGTGCTTCTTTCTTATCAGGATCTGGTAGATCTGGATTAGCAAAGTCATGGATAAGTTTACCTCTATTTGTTACATCATTTATGATCTTTAATTCATTAACCGGGATTATGTGTCTAATAAATCCAGTGCTTGATTCAATTAATTCATATTCTTCTCTCCAATGAGGATTGTGTTTATGAAGATACAATGTTCTTTTTGGGTCTTCTGTATCATAATTTATACTTACAAATTCAGTATATATGTCTTCATTCTTTTCAAATTCACTAGGAAAGAAACTAACATATAATTCATCTTTGCCACTTGGCCTATAAGCCATTTTAGGTATGTATAATGCATTAATTATTCCATTAGTTTGGAAGTAATCTTCATGCTCTTCTCTTAAAGCATTTACCTTAATTTTACGTTCATCAGGTGTTATTGCCATCTCTTTTGTTTTATTTAAATTTTTAGTGTTTATCATGGTTTTCTTAATGGTTTAATGGGTAATTCTATGTTCTCTAAAATCCAATTGTTGTTTTCTAAATACTTGTCTATTATAAAGTCAAGCATTGTTAGATCATCAATTTGACAACTAGATAGTTTCTTTATTAAACCTTCAATTCTAAACATTATGTTATGAATCAGTGTTGTATCAGCATTATATATATTCATAAATTGTTTATCAATCTGTTTAATTAAAGTCTTTTCAAGTCTTTTTACATCAACACTAAGTCTGGTGTCATAAAACGGTGTTCCCTCTAATTCATCATTAGCTTCAAGTAATAACTGAGACAAAATAAGACTTTTTACATATGTTCTTGCTTGATCTTTCATACTATCTTCTTTCTTGAACTGCTGGTGTAACCATTTCTTCAATTTGCATTGATTCAAACTTAGCTTTAAAGAAACTCATTCTAGTATCACCATTCCTTGCTTTAAGAAAGTGTAGTACTATTGTTTTGTCATCTTCAATGATATATCTATCCGGGCCATAAAATCTAATCTTTTGCTTTGCTGGTCTGTTGATACCAATTAAAGTATCAGCATGTTGTAGCATTGCATCTGAACCAAATATGTCTGACTCAAGAATGTAGTTACCATACTTACCGTCTATTGCTCTTTCAGGGTTATCAATATTCCTATTAAGTTGTGATAAAGCAATAAATAAACAAGGATAGTCACGTTTACATTGTGTAAAGAACTCACCCAATTCAAATAACATATCCAATGTATTGTTTTGGTAAGGTGCTCTTTTGACCAACATGGTGTGATCCAAAGTAATTATTGTTTTTGTTCCCTTGTGTTGATTCATGTACATATCAATTTGCTCACGCATTTGATTTACAGTCATAGGAGTACTAACAATATCTACAGGATGTTTTACTCTTTCTTTAGCATATTGATGACAAGTATTGAGTGTATCAGCAGTAATTAAACTTCCTGCACTACATAACTCTTTATAAGTTTTGCCAGTGACTGAAGAAAATTCTCTAATTGCTGAGGTTCTACCAACCATCTCATACTGAAACTCTAATACTCTAAATGAATCATTAGGATTCAATGCAAAAGATTCTCTTATGATTTGATCTTTAATTAATGTTTTACCTGAACCAGGTCTTCCACCAATAACCGTTAATGTATTCCACTCTAAACCATCAGTTGTAGCATCATTGAATTTTGGCCATGGTGTATATATAGACTTTTCCTCACCGGTTTGTCTCTTGTACATGTATTTTAATGCTTCATTAAAGGCAGCATATTGACCTATCCATGATTCTGTTGGTTTACTCATTATATTACATTTTCTTTAAAGTGTTTAACTTCTGTTTCTACACCATCTCTAATCATGTCACAGTAATCCGCTAGTGTAGATGATTTTACTTTATGCTTATCTTGTTTGCATATAAAGTACTGACTAGTTTGCATATACATGTATTGTGCATCACGGTATTCATTGACATACATTCTAGTAGCTTTTATGATTTGTTCCCAAGTATAATCATATGTTTCAAATAACCATCTAAATGATTCAGATAACATCTTTACATTAACCCTGGCTGGTTTGCCACTGGGAAGTTTTATATTAGGAAACACTTCTCTATAGATATTTATTTTATCAACAAAGTCTTGGCCCATTAACTGAGCATCTGTTTTCTTTTTTGCTTTGGTAAAATAATTATCTAAATGTACTATCAAGCTTTTGGCTTCAGCACTCATTGTATATTTACCATTATCCAAGATTAAATAGCCTGTTCTTTCAAGAGCTAACTTATCATCATTTGTGATTTGAGGCAAAGATACTCCTTGCTTTATTCCAAATAATAATAGTACTTGATTTGGTGTTAAATTGTTCTTCAGCATTATCTGAAATAGTTCCCACATATTGTTTGGTTTTTATTATAAGTGATTGATTATCAGATATATGATTAAAAAGGTGAACAACAAAAATAAACAAAATTTACCAAATAATCAAAGGTTTTTCTTGTTTTTTTAGTTCTAAATTTACTTTATTAAACACATCATTATGGTCCCATTCTCCACCTTTGTATGCAGCTGATGCTGGGTGTGAACATTTAAGTATTTTACAATCAGGTAGTAAGGTTTCCCATTCTTCAGCTTTTTTACCCATCAATACAAACACTGTATTTTTTTTATGTTTGTTGATATTACCAAATATGTAATTTGTAAATGGTTTCCATAAGTTATAGTGTGAACCTATTTTGTTTACCTCAACTGTAAATGCTGTATTAATAAGCAATACACCTTGATTAGCCCAACGTCTTAAGTCACATTCTTCTGGAGTATATATAACTCTACCTGTATCAGTAAAATCACCTATGGTTTGTTTAAGTATATATTGCAAAGACTTTTCAGCTTTACCTTTTTTTGAGCAACTAAATGCTAAACCATCTGCTGATCCTAACTGTGGGTATGGATCTTGTCCTACTATGACAACTTTAAGGTCATTATATGAGCACTCTTTGAATGCATTGAATACATCCTTGAATGGCGGAGTAAATCTTAGGCCATTATTGACAGCTGATTCTAAAAAACTAAATACGTCTTCAAATGACTTGCTATCTACAAAAGGATTAAGTATTGTATCCCAACCTGATGTTTCTGAATCAGTTTTTATCTGATTTTTAAATTTATCTATATTAGATTCCATTTTTATTATTTTATATTGTATATTTGTCAATAAATACAATTATTATGAGTGAAGAAAAAACCCTGCAAACATTTGATACTTATGATTTTAAAGATACCATAAAAGGTATTGAAGTATCAACAGCCTACATTCCGGGCATACAAAGAATTTTAACTGATAAATTATTAAATTATTCAGCGGGTCCTGCTAAACTACCTGAAATGTTCAAAAAATTTGATCAAAATCTTGATAAAGAAGAAGATGAAAAAGTTAATTTAGGACTTAATACAGAAGAGTCTGATATTTATACTTTATTTTCTCTTTTACAATTATTCAAATATCTTGCAAATGAACAAGGTTTGGCTAAAAAAACTGAAACTACAGCAACTGTAGAAGAATTAAGAGAGCTTGCAACAATGATGCAAAATGATCAAGATATAACTGAAAAGTTAAAAGAACTTCAAGATAAAATAAAAGTTTTAAACTAATTATCTTAATTGCATTCCACTAAAGTCTCCAATTTCTATACAAGCTTGAATAGCTAAGTTTAGTTCATCTTTGTCACACTGACCAAAAGACTTGCAGTATTCTTCTTTATTTTTTGTAAAGCAGAGTCCTGCTTTTCTTTTTACTGCTAGTTTGGCTTCTTCAAATGTGTATCCTATTTCTTGAGCTATTTCTCTAATCATTGCATGCAGTCTGGCCAATTGAGGATTACTTCCTTTATCACCACTCACGCCAATAAATATTTCTAATTTAGCTCCATCAGGTAAATCATTCAAAAACTTTTGAAACTTATTACCTACAGCCTTGATTGGAAAATCCAATGCACCATTTTTAATAGTGCACTGGATAAATAAACTATCTTTCATCTTAATATCATTGTTAATGAGTAACCCTCTTGTTCATCTCCAGGGTCAGATACTATAATTACTGTTTCCATTACTTAAATCTGATAGATGATCCAACAAAAACAAATTCTTGTGAACATGCTTCACAAATAGCTTCAGTTTCATTTCTATGAAGACCATTATTAAAACAATTTGGGCAAGGTGTATCATTCATATAACTAAACTCTTCACAAGATTGTTCAGCTAGTGCTTGTATATGAGCGTCTTGATCTCCATTAAAATCACGCTCTATTATTTCCATATAAACTTCTTTCATTCTTCCCATAATATTATTTTAAACTGTTGATATTATATTTTACAAAAAGCCAAAGTGCATTTTTAAAACTACCTTCAGGACAAATATACATTGCCCATTTAATTAATAAAGATGTTAACCATAATTTAATTTCTCTTTTCATTATTTTTTTATTTAAGCATACATTTCATGTTCATCATGTATTTCTATAACTTTTGTGTTTAATGGTGTAAATCTTTCAGCTCTATAGCCAATCCAATGTAAACCAAACTGAGTACGGCCTTCATTGACAATACCTTTAATAATATAAACTTTTTGTTCCATACCATTAACATACTGGTCAATAACTTCATACTCTGTACCTTCTTTAACTGATGCTCCCTGTGGAAGTTTTGTATCATCTATGCAAACTACTTTCATAATAAATTATTTAAAAGCTGTTTTCTGTATGTACATCACAATCCTCATCTTCATCATCTTCTGAATAAACATTGCCGGTGCCCTGACAATCATCACACATTATTTCTTTGTAACAACCACCACAACATTCATTACTGTAGTCATGGCAGTTCATTACTTCAACTGTTCCGTCTCCTTCACAATTTGGACATTTCATTTGCTTAAAGGGTTATAATATTTAACTTTTTTAGAATCAAAATCTTTTAATGCTGTCTGTACCCATAATTCATCTTGAGTATTCTTATAACATAAGATATGGCATGTTGCTTTTTCTGTTGGATTAAGACGTAATAGTCTTCCAATTCTTTGAGCACTTTTTCTTTCATTACCATATGCATGCATAATAATACCTTGTTTTAAATTAGGTATAGTAACACCTTCACTTAACTGTAACACACAAGACAACCTATCAATTCTACCATCTGAAAATAGCTCTAGGTTTTCTTCATTTTTAGAGTTCCCAGAATGGTAGCTGTGTTTTGATAGTTTATCTGCTTGCTTTTGAGTATTAGCAAAAATAATACATTTAGTTCCCAAATTGGGAAGTAATGATTTTACATAATCCTCTTTAGTTGTGTATTCCATTAAAGCTCTCATTCTCATGATAGCTGCAAGTTGTTTAGCTTTTAATGATTGTGCTTCACCACAACGTGCAGTAACATACTCATAATCTTTTCTTTCAGATGTCCACCAATGACCTCCTTGTTTTTTAGTTTTTTTTAAGGTCAACAGTTTTGACAGTTCTAATTCATGTACTACTATTTGATAATCATTTAGTATTTTTGAGTCAGTTGCTTCATCAATGGTAAAAGTATATTTAATTGGACAGTACTTACTTACCATTTTTCCTTTTTCAGAATCATTGTATTTGGGCGGTGTACCAGTTAAACCTAAGATCTTACCTTTAAAGTTTGAAAGAAATTCAGAATGTGTTTCTAATAAATTGTGACATTCATCTAAGTATATTACATCATATTCATTAGGGTTTTGTTTCCCTATTGAAAGATACGTGGTAAATGTTAGATGATCTGCAAGTTTTTCTATATCAAGTTTCTGTAGTTCTGTTAACCAAGATTCTTTAATAGATAACTTTGGTATAACTACCAATGCTTTTATAAAAGGGTTGTAACTTTTCTGGAAGTGCTGAATTGCAATTCTTGTTTTACCTACACCCATACTAATGGCCAAGCCACATCTTTTGTGATTTAATGCAATCTTTAATGCATCTTCCTGTACTGACTGTCTACTCATTGGATTGTTTTATATCTGATAATATTGTATCCAGTGAATGCTTCACATTACTTAAGATTTCATCTTCAATGCTTTTAAATTTCTTGTATAGTTTAGTATCAAAGTTTTTCTTTAAGTTATAAAACTTTTTACCTGATAAATTTACATCATAAGCATACACGTGATTAACAAGTTGTATTCTATCTTCTGTAATAACTATAAAATAATCATTGTACTTAATATATCTTTTATCTGTTATTGGACATAAAGATAATTCTGAACTTTGATTTTTAAGAACATATGTTGCTATAGATAATGCTTTCAATTGATTTACTGATAGCTCTATATCTTTTAATTCAGTAATGACAAAATTCTTTTTATACCATAGGTATTTCTTTAACAATAAACGTTTAAGATTGTGCTTTGTTGATTTAAATAATTTCATAAGTTTAACTTTTTGTTATTTGTTTAAAGTTTTTTGATAAATTCCATTATCTTGTTTTTTATTATACCTCTATCAATTTCATCCTCAATTATTGGTATGCATCTTTGCTCTTCACTAAACATGTTAGCATCTTTATCATAGATGTAAGCTTCCAATACCAGTTTAAGGATTTCAATTTTAGATACAAGTATCTCATTGTCAAGTCTCTTGTTTTCTTTTTCTAATGCTTCTTTTTCAATAGATGCTTTAGTTTTTGCAGCATTTTTTTCCATGATTACTGTTTAAATTTTGGAGTAAATATACGTGAATCAAACCATTTTTCACAAAAAAGTCTCATTTGCACCCATTTTTCACCAAAAAAACCTATTTTTCTTCAGAATCCTCAATTACTAAGTATTTTTCACCACTTTCTGTCTTTTTTACTTTGCCGGTGAGCATAAGTTTCTTTACAGTTTCAGGATCTAAAATATCAAAGGTTTGTTTCATATATATTATCTTCATAAACCAAATAGAATTGCAAGACCTGCAGCACCAATACCTGCCATAAAGTAAACAAAATTGTTTACCCATTGAGGATACCATGCTTTAGTTGGTTCTGTGTCAATATGAATAAGAAAGCTAATCTTTTGTTTGATTGTTGGGTAATTTTCAATTAACCATAAACTTAAAGGGTCATCACATAAATCATCAATGTGAAATTCAGCATAAGTGTGTATTTTATGTCCAATGAACATATCATCTTCTCTTAAATGTTGAGGTAATTCTGATAATTTAATTACTGATCTTGTTACTTTTTTCATAATCTTATTTCTTTTTAAATGTTTCAAATATTAATCTCCTTGCTTCTGCATCTGATTTTGTTGCTCTTAATTTTTGTAGAAATTCTGACTTACCTATCTGTTCTTGTTGCCATTTAGCACCATCTATAAATCCTTGTTTAAAAATAGCATCTTCTAATTCTGTTGTAGGAATATCCCCATTTTTATTAGCATATTTTTTAGCAGCTTCTTCAAGTGTTTTCATAATTTTATTTTTTTTTAAATTGTTCTAAATCTTCTATACTTAATGGTCTATAACCAATAAGATGAGCATCTACATTAAAGTACTTATGTACTGTACGTGCAAGTTTACTGTCTTTATCAAGATAGCTGTCATGTACAATAACTTCTTCAAGTTTATTTTCATGATGTATATGTGCGTGTATGTTTCCTCTATAGAATTGTACTTCATTAGGATGTATAGGAACGTGGGTTAATATAAACCCTTTATAGTCTACTGCACCAGCTACACCATCTACATACAATAACAATTCTTTTATGTCTTGATGTCTGTCATGGTTTCCTAATACAACAATCTTTCTACCATTTAACTGGTCAAACTTAAAGTAATGTAAGGATTTCTCCATAGTAACATCACCAATGATATAGGTTGTATCTCTTTTGCTTACAACTTTGTTCCATTCTTGAATAAGAAAAGCATCATGCTCTTCTTCATCAGTCCATCCTCTATGAATAGCCATATTTTTATGTCCCATATGGAGACAACCAATAAATCTTACTTTGCTCATGTTTTTGTTTTTAAAAGTGTCACATATGATAGTTTATTGCATGTAATTTTATGAAAAATTCATGCAAATTTGTAGCTGGAGAGGGATTTGAACCCACACGGATATTGCTATCCAAAGGATTTTAAGTCCTTCATGTCTACCAATTTCATCACCCAGCCAAGCGATGAGGATTTGCTATTGGCACCTCACCATTGCAAGTACTACCTTATCTTGCGCCACCATTCATGAACTTCAGACATCCCAATGGTTGTTATTGTACTATCTGAGTCAAATAACAGCTGTGATTCAATCAGGATTTGAACCTGAAACCTACGCCTTAGAAGGGCGTTGCTCTATCCAGTTGAGCTATTGAACCATAATACAAATATAAAGTTTAATTACTTTGTATCAATGGTTTCAAGTTTAAATTCTTTTTGTTTATTAATGATGTGTTTCTCTGAACAACCTAATGCTTCAGCAGCTTCTCTGTTGGTTTTATATTTCAGTAAAGCTTTTTTAATAAGAATGTTTTTATTCTCTTCTAAATTTAATGTTCCACTCATTTGATGTGATTTAATACCTACTATCTGAAAAGCCAAGTTCAATGGCATCAGTAGGATTAGTTTCTATCCAGGTATGACAATTTCTGCATACTGGTAACCAGGTAGTTGTATCTAAATGATACTTCCCCCTACCTTTTTTGTGGTGAACATCTGTTGCATGCAAAGAACACTGATGGATCTTTGCATGACAAACTGGATGTTCTGTTAGATAAACTTTGCGTATTTTAGAATACTCAGAGTTAGCCTTTGATAGTTTGGCTGATACTTTTCTGATTGTCATTTTCTTTTAGTGTAAAGAAATTCTTTGGCAATAGGCCTTTAGACATAAATCTTAAGATTACGTCTTCATAAGTAATACCCAAATCTTTTAAAGATAAAGTGTTGTTGTAGTCTTCCAATATTTCATCTTCTGGTACAGAGATAATATACTCTGCTGTTGGTCCATGGAATGTTCTACGGAAGAAGTCATTAATTCTTCTGTTACAAATAGTTTGTTTCCAAGCATTTATCTCTCTTTGAGATCTTCTCCATACTTTAGATATTCTTCTTTTCTTATCCCAGTGTAGAGTTTCAATTTCTTCTTTGGTATACACGTTAAGGCCGTGTAATACTCTCTTAAACAAGAAGTGTTGATAGGAATTTAACTTGTTGTAACTTAAATTATTAATGATTGACGGTGGATGCAATTGGTATTCTTCCAATAATCCATAATACTGATAGCGTGATTCACGCTGACTGATGATTCTTATAGATTCATCTGTCTGAAGCTGAGTTAATTGTTCTTGAGATAGCATACATGTTTTGTTATGAGGTTTTAAGTGTGTAACATAAAATAATAAAAAGGCTAAGGCACATTTAGCCATTATTTAATTTCCTCTGATGGAAAACCTTTTATATTATATTGGGGAATTAAAGTTCAAAAGTATCTTCTTCTACAAGATCTAACTCTTCAACTTCATCAGTAGTTTCTACTTCATCAAATGATGGAGCAACTACTACTTCTTCTTTTACATTAATACCAAATGCTTCTGCTGATGTAGCTTTATCAACTTTAACTGAAGACTTTGCTAAATTGAAAGATGAACCTCCATTAGCTTCTTTGATATCTTGACCATTTGTATGAGCAACTAACACATCTTCTGCAGTGGTATCACTTACATAGAATGTTTTCCTAAAAATAGGTTGACCATCTTGACAACATACAATACCGGTATCACCTGCATATTTGTAATCTCTTTCTGGATCTGTGTTATTAAAAGGCTCTAATGATTCTTTGATCACAATTTTACCAGGTAATGATTTAACATTTTCAAGGCCTAAGCTTTGTAAATCTTCTAACTTACCATGTAACAATGTACTTAATACGGATTTCTTAACCCAACCTGTGTTGCCAAAGGTTACTCTTTCTTGTTGTAATCTTACGTGACCAAATTCTGAATTTGTGCTTGATTGACGGATAACATTACCCATGTCATCAGCAATGATGTTTACTTTAGTTTGCATTTCTTTTTTGATTTTAAATTGTAAATAATAAATGATTTAATGTATCTAAGGATTAGATATCATCTGAGTGGAAATCTGAGTCTTCCCTTTTTTCATCATCTTCTATTTCATACAGTTCCGGTTCATGCTCTATGATTAATTCATCAATAATTTCTTCTAATGAATCATCATCAAGATGTAAGGGAATATGCACTGGTTTAGAAAATGAATTATAAAACGGGTCACCCACTTCTTTTGTATAACCTGCACTAAGACCGTTTAAGTCTCTAACTTCATCATCAGACAAAGATAGATATTGCTCTACTGAGCACTCAATTATACGACCATTTGGCAACTGTATTATCATTTATTGTTCATTTACTTAAAGTAGACCAACAAATGTATAATAATATAACTGTTATTAATAGTATAATTTTTCTTATTTTGTATTAGTGCAAAATATAAAGAGCATATATATAGCTAACGTTTATTTTATTGTTAACTTTCTACCTACTCTTTTTATGTAATTACATGTTTTTAATTCCTTAATCAATCTGTTAGTAGATGATTGACTTATATTTAAGTCATCTGATAGTGTGGAGATTGATGGCCAACATGTTCTTTCTTTGTTTGCATAACAAGCAAGCATTGAATACAGTGCTTTTGCTTGCACGGATAAATTTGGATCTGAAATTACTTCATATGCAACTATTCCAAATCTAGTTGATTTCTTGGACATGATCTCTCATGATTAATAACAGTGCTGTGTTATGATCTCCTTCATTAGAAAGAGCTTCACTTTTAAAAGCATACTTGTCATTCATATACTTACCAAAGTTTGGCATTTTGCCATCTGGTACTGCATCCATTGATTTTTTTAAACCTAACCAAGAATCTAATTCTATTTTAAGTAAAGGCATTGAAATTTTTGACATAATTAAGAGAGTTCTAAGGTTAATTGATTTACACTTGGTTGTTCTACAACAGATTTATTGAAATAAGGAATGTCCAACTTGTTTATTTTGGTTAATTCCAATGGACTAAGATCTTGTTCAAATTCTGTAACTTCCATATTTGTATTGTGATAATACAATTTTACTTTAAGATATTTGTAAAATGGATTGTAATCTGTAGAGGACCATGACCCATCTTTAACTACGTAACCAAATACATTACCTTCTCCATCACATAAACCCATATCACATAATACGTCTGTCTCATAATGCTTTGATGCATGGTAACTTATAGGTTTCACTTTAAAATGATCACCAATAGCTAATGGTTGATATTGTTCTTCAGTTAAGGTCAAATGAATGATTGTTTCTACTGAATGTTCTGGTAAGTCTTTTAATAGTATACTACTAATTAAATCTTTGTTTGCAGAATTTTTAATACTGTCTGAGTTGATAAGCCCAATAAATATTTTATTGAGCAGATTTTTTGATATGCTATATGTGTCCATGATTAATTTTTTAAGATGAATAAAGCAACCCAACATACAAAACAAGGTATGAACAGAAAAATATGCTGAGTCACTATTATTCAATGGTTTTACAAGGCCTAACTACTAGTATAATAATATATAATATTACTGGTACTGTTAGTGTGTCACCTGTGATAGTTTTTAAATTCTGTTCTCTGGTTTAAAATAATTACCTTTTGGTTTCTCTTTAGTGAATAACCCCTTGTAATTGAACTCAATACCAATACATCCAATTAATATTTGAATGTTGCTGGTGTTTTCATACGCTACAAAGAAACCAAATGCAGTTACTAAACTAATATGGAACCTACTTAAGATGGTAGTTTTACTCATATGATAGGAGTAAAATAAAGCATTGTATAATACAAAGACTAAAGCAAGATGCCAAAGAATGATGTATGATACATTTAAACTGAATAGTTCTTGTATGTTATATACATAAAAGAATACAGATGTTACTGGTGCAGCAACAACAACTAAGAATTTGATTAATTTTTTGAATGTTTTCATGATTAAATTTTTTAAGTGATTTTTGATTAAAACCTACCGTAACCTGGGTTACGATAGGATTAGATTAGTTAAAGTCAGAGTAATACTCTATGTAGTCTTCAGTTTCATCATCATGATGGATTTCTACCAGATTATGATCTTCTGCTAGTTCTCTTAGATGGTCATCAGCAAGGATAGCATCTTCAATTTGTTCAATTGACGGTGTTTCTACTTGATTACGATTTACTTTGAGGTGCTTATGTCCAGTGAAGAAGTTTACCTCTTTTGAGTTGTCTTCTGTGTAAAGCATGATTCCAATTTGTGATTTGTACTGAGTGAATACTTCAGGTTTTAAAATGATTGCGTTCATATTATTTTTTATTAAGGATTTGTTCATCTGAATCTTGATAAGGGTCTGGTAAATATAACTTGTTGTCATACCATATACAGAAAGGTTTTCCTAATGTATCAGTAACAACTCTACAAGTATCTATTCTTACAATGTGATTGTATTCAGGTTGATTGACTACAATTCTGCAGTATTGTCCTTTAACCATATCAACAATGATATAGATAAAGAACATTACTACAGCTATAATACCTAAATTAGTCTTCATACTCATATTTTTCAGCTAGATCACAACCTACTATAGCAGCAGGTATCC